GATGACCCGGTGGGCATAGATATAGATGTGAAAAGAATGGACCAGTCGACCACGGCGGAAACCATCTCACAATCTCATCGGCCAATCCTGGCTAGGTACCCTGATCGTGGGGACCTCCGGGAATGGTTGAGTTGGCAGTTGATTAACTCCGGCACCATCCGAGCGAGTGACGGACACGTGAATTACGCGGTCGAAGGGACCCTTTCGAGCGGTCAGATGAATACATCGCTTGTGGGGATTTTGACGGTTTGCGGGATGCTGTGGACGTTTCTTGAAGGTCTCGGTTGTGCTTATCGCATTGTGGACGCAGGCGATGATTGCACCGTGATAATTCCTCGGAGGGTGGTTGCTAGATTCCGAGCTGGGATAAGAGGTCATATGAGCAAGATTGGATACCGGCTTACTATGTCTGAAGACAGAAATGAGTTGGAGAAGATCGAGTTTTGTCAGGCCCACCCGGTTTGCGTAGACGGGGAATGGACGATGGTCAGGATTCCGTTGGACGCGTTGAAGAAAGACGCGACCTGGTTGTACCCGCTGAAGACTAAAAGGGCAGCGGCCCAATGGTTGAAAGCGGTGTCCGACTGTGGTGAAGCATCCCATAGCGGGGTGCCTATCTTTCAGGAGTTCTATAGGGCCTACCGTCGTATCTCCGCGCGCTGGGAGGAAAGCTTAAAGTTGCGTCCTCGACAGAAACGGCGGTTTGATCTTGCGAGCGCGAGGATTTTGGAATCAGGGGGTTTAAAATATTGGAGTAAGGGAATGAAGCGTACCTTTCATCCAGTGTCTGACCAGACCCGTTCTTCGTTCTTTCGAGCGTTTGGGATCCCACCGCATATACAGTATGCATTAGAGGAGCACTACAAAAACTTGGATTTTGAGTGGAACCTTCGGGCAGAGCACTATTACGCCCCGGTTAAACTCTTGAATGCAATAGAGGCATGAGGGGCTTCCAACGCAGGGCAGCTTGGGCTGAGGGGTATGACGCACCCCCGTTCCTTAGTCATGGGGTCTCCATTTGTAATTGCCCAAAACCATCAGAGGTGCTAACCAGAACGCCAAGAGACTGCACGGCGCTCCCTCTCTGAGGTCGAATGGAGATGTACAGTCCCCGTTTCGTGTTCGGGCATCCCATACAACCACGTACATGTCCGGAAAGCGAAACAAATCGAAAGGCGGCTCTTCCTGGGGTAGGACCCTGAGGAACCCGTTTGGCACTAATTCGTGTCATATCCCAGACGACCAGACCATGAGCTCTGGGACGGTATCGACAAGAATGTTTGTGCCGTTCTCTCCATTGGCGTCCTCCGGGACAGGCACCCTTCACAACGGGGGAATGTTGTTGTTACCTCACCCTGTCTTCGCCCAGTATCCGCTGGTGGAGCAGGCCGCGAATTCCGCGTTTCTGACGGATCTGAATTCCGGTGGAACGGCTAATGCGATCGGGTCGGCTGGCCCGGTCTCGAATTACACGTCGTTGCTGCCGGGGAATGCTAGG